ATCGACATAGGGAGGCATGCTTTTGGCATGCAAGCGCAATCCGTACTTTGAGAACGAATCGTCATCTGGCGGGTTTTCCATGCCAATCTCAACGTGAGCGATGAACACGGTGTTCATGCCCCGCTTGTCGGCAAGAATGCCAGCCGCTTTCCGAAGGCGCTGATGCATGCCAAGGACGGCATCACGGCCTGCGCCGTAGCCCCCCAGAGCCTGCTGGATGCCCCTCGGTTTCTTCGGGTCGGTGTCGACCACATACTGCGTAAACATGCGTTCAAGCGCCGTCACGCTGTCCACAACGAGCGTCTGATAATCATGAGGCTCGTTGATCAGTCCCTTGAGCTGCTCCCAAAGGTCTTCGGGCGTTCCCAAAACGGGAAATGCATCGGGGCGCATGCTGGAAGGAATGGCTTGGAGGCCATCTTCAGCACGAATCACGATGGGTTTGGGGAACGCGGCAGCCAGTGTGGTCTTACCCATACCGCTGTCGCCGCAGATCGTTACAATTACCGGACGATCAACCGGCTTCGATATACTATCTAAAATGCCCATTGGCACACTCCTCTACTTCGACGGGGTTGACAATAAGGGTTTTGGTGTGGGAATGTCAACACCTCAATGTGGAATAAGGCCTATTGAAATGGATACAGACACCCTCGAGCGCATAAAACGCGCTCTTTCCGATCGAAATTTAGCCAAGGTTGCAACCCAAACGGGGCTGCATGAGAACACAATTCGCGCGATTGCGGCTGGAAAGAATACGAACCCGACCCTGCAAACCGTTGAAAAGTTGGTAGAATACCTGTTTCGCCCGAAAGATTAATCAATGATGCACCGGAAATTTTGGGAGGCCGGTCATCGCGTTTTTGGACTTCACCCGGTTCGCCGAGACGGCAGCTGCGGTTGTGGCCACAAAGACTGCAAGGCAGCCGGTAAGCACCCACTCACTAGCAATTGGACGTACACACCCGAGTGGTCGGAAGACCAGCTCGAGGTGCAGGAAGAGCTTGGCAATTTTGCCACAGGCTACGGCGTCTTAGTCTACAAAATGTTGGTCATCGACGTCGACGCCCGCAATGGCGGCGTCGAATCATACGCGCGCCTTGTCGAGGATTATTCAGAAATTGCGTCCGCAGGACTGATCATCGAGACAGGCTCCGGTGGCGGGTCAAAGCATCTTTATTTCAAGATCCCCGAAGGCCTCGCGCTCGTCACCCACTTGCCGCAGTATCCGGGCATTGACTTCAAATCATCCGGCTTCGTTGTCGGCCCCGGGTCGCTGCATGCATCCGGCAACAGGTACAACATACTGTACGGTTCGCCTGATGATATCGAGGCGGCCCCTCAGGGTCTCCTTGAAGCCCTTCGCAAGCCGGAGCGTCACCGCGCGGATCTCGGCGGCTCGACGATCGACGTGTCGCACGAAGAGATCGCCGACATGTTGAGCTATATCAACCCGGACATCGACCACGAGACGTGGGTGCGCTGCGGCATGGCGGCCCATCACGCAACCGGCGGCACGGGCTTTGACGTTTGGGATAATTGGTCATCCAAGGGCGCAAAGTACCCCGGGCGTGACGCGCTTGCCAAGCGCTGGCACAGCTTTGGAAAGTCGGCCAACCCTGTCACACTTGGCACTTTGGTCTATTACGCCCAACAAGCGGGCTGGGAGCAGCCGGTCACGTTCAAGCCAAACGAATCACTAGAGGAGTTCATCGTTCCGGAAACAACTGATCTAGACATTTCCGGAATTGATATTACGCGTCCGCCGGGCTTTGTCGGCGAGATGGCGCAGTGGATCGAGGATCAAGTCCGCTACAAGCGCGAGATCATCTCGATGGGCGCGGCGATCGTGTCCATGGGCAATATCATCGGCCTGAAATACCGCGACCCGCTGGCCGAGACGACGTCAAATCTGATCGGCTTCTGCGTTGCGGCGTCAGGCACCGGCAAGGACAGTGTCCTCGAGGCGTCGATCAAGATCTTGTCCCTTGTTGGGTATCAGCGCGCGGCGTACGGCGCAATCAAGTCCGAGCAGGAAATGGTTCGCAACTTGGTCGAGCATCAGCCGACATTCTACCTGATCGACGAGGTCGGGTTCCTTCTCCAAAAGATCAACAACGCCAAAACAAAGGGCACTGCGGCCTATCTCGAGGGCATCCTCGGCGTGGTGATGTCGATCTATTCCAAAGCAAACGGGACGCTGCTTGTGTCCGGGGACGTGCGCAAAGAGATCCGCAAGCAGCTGATCGCCGAGATCAACCAGATCGAGCGCCAGCTCGAGGAGGGCAATAACAACTTCCTGACCGATCGCAAGGCGTCTCTCGAACTTGGTCTGGCGCATATCCAGACTGGCATCAAGGCTCCGTTCCTGTCGATCCTCGGATTTACGACGAACGTCAACTTCGACGGATCTGTAAACTTCGAGAATGCAACCAACGGTTTTATCGGTCGATCAATGTTGTTCATCGAGCAAAATTCCACGCCGCCCGAGAAAGAATATTTTTCAAAGCGCGTGATGAGCGAGGAGATGGAAAACACCATCAAGGAACTTGCGACCGGTGGCTCGTTCAATCTCATCGAGGGCCGCATCGAGAATTATGGCGAAAAAATTGCCATACCGACGACCGATGACGCGGCTGAAATGTTGCGAAGCGCAAACAAAGCCTTCCAAAACCTCGCCGAGGATCATTCCGAGAAGACCGGCCTCGAGGCGCTCTACCTGCGCGCCAAGGAACTTGTCGGCAAGATCTCATTTATCATTGCCACGCCGTCGGGCCTGCGCACCGTCGAGCACGTTCGCTGGGCCTATGCGCTAGTCAAGAATGACGTGGACACAAAAGCGAACCTTGTGATCGGCAACGATCGCGCGAAAGATTCGCCAGAGAAGTCTCTGTTCTCCAAGATCGACAACCTCTTGAAGGACAAGGAAGGAAAGACGCTAGGCGTTCTCATCAACCGCCTGCGCCCTGTGAGTAAAGAAGAGATTGAGCGCGCTCTTGATAAGTTGGTGAGCAAAGGCGCAGTGATTGTCGAGGAGAGCGTTCATCCTCGGCGCAAAGACAAAATCATCAGATACAGGAGAGCATCATGACAACGATCGATCTAAACGAGCATATGAAGAAGAAGGCACAAGAAAAGCACATCAAGGCTTATGACACGATGGCGAAGGCTATGAACGGCTTGACTGTCGGAACCGTTCTGCACATTACATCAGCGTTTGTGGCGCACTTGCTGTCACAGATGACGCCGGAAGGTCGCGCCGATGCCGCTATGCGGTTTTACACGATTATTGCATCAAATCCAAACGAGGACACACCACAATGACCGACAATCCGCATTATGTGACGCCTGATGAGGCTAAAAAGAAAATCTGTCCATCATCAATGGGCGGCTTATTAATGGTTCATGATGCTGTTATGGCATCAGAACATGAGTGTTATGGCCCAGATTGCATGGCTTGGCGGTGGGCGGAACATTTCAGCATAGTGATGTCAAACGGGATTGTTACTCACAAAAACTCTGTGGGCTACAGCACAACCCACGGCTATTGCGGGATAATGCGGTCATGAAATCTATTTATCGGTACTTCTTAAACCAACCCGGCGTGGATAAGCCATTTGCTGTGTTCAGCACGATAATGTTGATTGGATTTGTATTTCCAGCGGCCATCATTGTGTTTTTTATCTTATGGACATTCTTGCTAGAGATTATTTCAATGATCTTGTTTGGAATGACTTTTTGAAAGGGTGATGCGACCATGAATGTAGGACCAAGACCGGGTTATGGCGGAGTGCTTGCGGTCATGAAGCGCCGTCTTCAAAGATTTAGAAGTTGGCTCTTTTATACCGATCATCTTTATCGGTTTTCTTTGTGGCTCTGCTATTACCGTTTTTCAAAATCTAAAAGACGGCAGATAACGGCTGTTTCTGAATCGCGATCAAGAATTGCGTTTGAATTGATCGTGTTCAATTTTCACATTGGCCCGCTACGTTGGGGTTATAGGTATCCGGAAACAAAAAAGTCCGCCATAAGATTGGAATATTTTGATGCTGCTTTAGAACGCGTTAACATCCCTCAAAAATAAGGAAAATTGAAATGGAAAAAGAAATTGATATTACCAAAAACTACCGCACCCGCGATGGTCGTGAGGTGCGGATTTATGCAACAGATGGCATGGGTTTGCATCCAGTTCACGGGTCGATATTTATTTCTCATGGGCATCGCGATAATTGGTCAGGTCATCGATTTAAGGGATGGTCTTTAGAGTGCTGGCTGGCAGATGGCCAACATTATCAAGGGAATAAGGAGTTTGATCTTATTGAAGTGAAACCACGAATCAAACGGACGTTTTGGGTGAATGTTTACCCCGACGGTGTTGTTGAGCATGAAACAAAAGAAAAAGCCGATAAGATTGCTCGCAAATATGACCGTCTTGCATGCGTCAAAATCGAGATCGACTGCGAAGAAGGAGAAGGGCTATGACAGAATGGCAACCAATTGAAACTGCGCCAAAGGACGGGACACACATTATCCTGCTCGTTGAAAACAAGGCCATAGAAGGATGGTATGAATACGACGAGTGGTATAAGGACCATAAATGGAACGTCGTGAAACTGCCTATTCATGGTTGTGATTGTTGCTCGCATGATAATGACGATCCTACCGGCTGGACGCCATTACCGGAGCCGCCGAAATGAATTTATACCAGCCGATTGGATCATATGGCGGTTCATTTCCCATCAAAAGGATTGAAGGTTCCAAATGGATTGTGATCGGGGAAGTGTGGGAATTTGAACACAGCTATGTGTATAATTCTTTTTGGCGTCAATTTAATCCGGGTTGGATAAATTTTCGTAAAAGAAATTCCAAAGCAAAATTGGCTTGTCTCAATATCCATTATGATGGCGATGACCTCAATCACACGTTCTTGGGACCTGAACATTGGCAAGGATGGCCAAATGCTAGGAAATTGTCAGAATGGTACAATGCTATGCACAAGCGCAACATGATGCTCCGATTGCAAACTATGACTGTTTATTCCGCAGACATTTCGTTGGCACATGATCGGCAAGAAATTGCAGAATGCGCATTGGAATTGACCAAACTGGTTAAATGTTACCCCGACGATGAACACCGAGTTGGAGTCTTGGATTGGTCTCCAACGGGTCAAGTATGGCTGGATGGAAAAAGGTGGGTTAAAGTTTTACCGGAACAATTGAAATGATAAACCGCCGAGGATTCATTCAAGGGCTTGTTAGCCTCGTTGCTGCACCGGCGGTGTTGCGCGTTGCGCCGATCATGCCGGTGAAGCCCGTGGCGCTGGTCGAGTATGACATCGCGCGTGATGCCTACGTCGAAATCAGCATGGGTTATAAAACTGCGCTGCTTCAGTCATTTTCACGAACCAAAGAGATAGTAGCGGTGAGAATGATGGAAGAAATACAAAATCGTTTGTTTGAGGGGGTTTTGTTGCCATGACTAAAATTGTTTACAAAACAAAAATCGTCGATGTCCCCGACAAAGGGCAGGAGATATTTAAGCGGCTTTCAAATCAATATAAAGGTCAACTTCTTTGGAATTGGTCGATATGGAACGATTCATATCTCAGCAATTTTTTGGACAACACGGTTATGAATTTTAATCCACCAAAAGCAATTAATCGCGAAATTCAATCGTGTTTTGTCCTGCGCAATGGGCGTCTTGCCGCGCAAATGGATTGGAAAGAGCCAAAGGGGAAGGATAAGTGATGACCATCAATGTTTTTGACGTTATGAAAAGAGTGCAGGGCAAACGATTCAAGCCTATTAACAATGCCAATTGCATGGTGAAAATCACTCATGTTCGTTCGCAATCTGAACAAGAGCGATGGCGCAAGAAGCAAGCGGTTGAAAAAACAATGCGCGGTCAGATTAATTGGGGAGAAGCAAAATGATCGAGATCGGACCAAACTTATCACAGGCAATTGAGCTGTGTTTCGTTATGCTCGGGCTTTTGGGATTTGCGTTCTTTATGACGAGGATGTGAGAGATGATGGGGCATCGCGCAAAGTTGAAGGGTGGCGATGAATACGATGCCTTTCACCGGGTTGCTAGAAGGGTTCATATCTATCTCGGTCGCAGCAAGGTTGTGAAAAAAATCAAACGCAAATTTTGGAAACGGCAGAGGAAGATCAACAATGTCAGTGGTCGGGATGAAGTGTGAAGCCTGCGGCGGCGCGTCTTTCGTGGTTGAATCGCGCAAAAGCAGGATCGACAATGCCATTCGCAGGCGGCGCAAATGCCGGGCCTGTAAGCGGGTGTGGGCCACGGTCGAGATCTCAGCCGACGTCGTAAAATATCTTTTCAAAGAGAATAAAAAACTGCTTGCAATGAATCAGGAGACGTGACATAACAATTGGGCAGGGCGGCGTTGCCCTCCAGATGGAGATGACAATGAAAGTTCAAACCAAGTATGACGATCGTCACGGTGGCCCATATGATCGTGGCTCGGCTGACGCTTACTATGGCCGCAAGTTCAACCCACATTATTACGTCGGCGCGACTGGCTCGTCCCAGCGCATCCCGCTGACGAAGGAAGACCCAGAGTACGCCGCCTATTTGGCTGGCTGGGGAGAGGAAGACGATCGAAAGGATTGGGGAGACTGATATGATTGACGAAGACGAAGACGGCGTGTGGATCCTTGGCGAGCTGGTGGCATCAGCTCGCGAACTTCACCGCATGGGTTACATTCACATAAACGGAAACTGGTTAAAGAGGCCTTCCCGTGGTGGGTCGGTCGATGAAATTAAGAGGGCGCTTAAAATGAAAAACGTGACAGAAGAAATTGAACAGGAAATTTTTAACGAAGCCTTTTCAGACTTGGCAAAGACAATGTTGAATCTCATAGAAAAATTTAAGGATTACGATCAGGTCGACGTGATGGGCAATTTGATGCGTACGTCTTTGATGTTTGCGATTCACTCAGTCGTCAGAATTGGTGAAAGCGAAGAGGCGATCCATGATGCCGTCAACATGATGATTACTGCGGCCCACGAAAGAATGGCGATAGATGGGGAAGAGTGATGGACATCGTTGAACGGTTGCGAGAAGATAAGTTAGATGCACTTGCCGCAGTGGAATCTGAAAATGCTTTTTATCAGATGGAGATTGAGCGGTTGCGGGCAATTTGTAAGGAACTCTTACAACATGCGGAATACCTGCTTTCTGAAACAGAAAAGGCAAAAGAAAAAGATGTCACTTTGTTGCAAACACGCATTCTCCGCGCCCGTGCTGCACTGAAGGAGGGGGAGTGATGAAAACTGATTATGAAAAATTACAAATGCGGATTAAGTTTATAAAAGACGACATTCGCAAAATTTGCAGTTCTGCTCACTGGACAAGCGAAC